AACAAGAATGAGCTGCGCGGTTCGGGCACCACGGTCAACGTTCCGTCGTCGAGCGTGAGCGAGTAACCTCCTTGCATTACGTTGTCCAAGCACACAAGCGCGTTAACGTCGTCAAAGTCAGGCCACAAAGGCGATGTCCATGTAAGCGCATAGACGCCCGGCTGCACGCCAGTCGTGTCAAGCGTCATGCGGCCCAACAGAGTCCGACCCGCCTCGAAGTACGCACCACCCTCATCGAAATTCTCGGCCCCGATTGTCCAATACAGGCTGGCCCCATCGGTCTCCCAAATCCCGTAACTCTCGATCGTGTCCCACGGCGTGCCAGACACCACATCGTAACTGGCGATCACTGGCGATGGAGAGCGTGACTGGTCGACGTGGACAAATGCGTTCATACCGTCGACCGGTAAAGGTGCAGTCGTGGTATTGTACGCTACGATGTCGACAATCACCTGCTCCCCAGCTCGCACAACGTAAGTGCCGAGACTCAACACGAACTGGGCTGCGATGATGAACGCGAGCATCATTCCTTTGCGTGGTGCGCATAGTGGACAATATCGACTGCGTGAGATCGTAGATAAGCCGCTGCGTGCTCTGGATCGACGCCGGCTGCGTACATGTCGGCCACGCGGCATGCTGCGGCGCGGGCGTACTGCTCTGTGTTCGCCGCTCTGACTTGCTTCGTCCCGGCGAGCCAGTGCCAGAGTTCGTGGGCGAAGATCCACACGGTGGCGTGGCCCAAGCTCGTGGCTGTGTACCGGCCCCACACGGCGAAGCGGACTCGGTTGCCGACAATCTGCATTTCGCCGAGCATCTGGCCGGGGTGAAGCTTATCGCGGGCTGCGGCTTCTGCGGCCTCGCGGCTTGCCGTTGGAGTGGACTTCGGGACGTAGACAGGCGTTTCTTCCCAACACATGTCCCCGCCGTTGCACCGTGTGTTGAGAAACACCCGGCACGTATGCGGAACGCCCCAGGTGCTCAGTGTCGCGCCGTGCCCGACCACGTCCCGGTAAGGCGACGCGGCGAATGTCACCGTCAACTTCTTGAGGCGCTTCGGGTCCCACTCGCCAGCGAAAGCCCGGCACCATTGCAGCGCTTGGCTGCAACGGTCGGTGATCGGTTTGCTGGCGCGCCACTTCATGGGAACAACTCCTCTCCGCCCTTCGTGACGTAGTACCGCACCCGCGCGCCCATTCGAGTGCCGCTCGTAATGGGCACCGAGGCCCTTCCATCAGCGGCGGTAACGTAGGCCTTTGCGCGCACACTCGACGCCCCCAACGTGCCTCCCCCAGCGTTGTAGAGCACGAACGTCCTCAATGCGGTATTCGACCAATCTAGGTTGGCCTCAGACGGGTCGTCCTGGATCATGGCACATGCATATCCAGCATCGCTCACGAAACCGACTGCCCCGGTCTGCGTAAGTCCGTAACGTGTTTGCGTGACGCAATTCGTTACGTGCCGCATTTCGTCGCCGAAGATTTTAAACCGCTCGAAGCAGTAACCCACGTGCGTGTTGTATGATTCAACAGACATCATGGATGTGTACATGTAGCCGCCTGAGTTTTCTGCGAGCAGACCGTCCATCAAAAAAGTATATTGGGTGTCCACGGTCACGTTGTTCGCGTTGAACAAATGGCTCATCACGCTCTGTCCCCATGTGAGGGCTCCGGTCGTCATATCCGCAGTTTGGTCGATCCGAATCTCCCGCCCCTTTATGCACCCCCACAGCGGAACATTGGCTGCTACCCCGTCCACGTAGATTGTGACAGTCTGGGCATCTTCACCGCCGTGCATCACGCCTCCGAAGTTTTGCGCGGTGCTGCCTTCAGGGGTAAACCATCCAGCATATTCCCAGTGTGCACCTACGTGGTAGACATACTTCGTGGGCGAATAATCATGAGGCCAATACCAGACCTTAATTGTCGCGACTGTTGTGTCGGTGCATTGCGCATCGACCGTGAACCGCATCCAATACCTGCGCATACTGTTGACGCTCACCGCCGCCCAGTCCGGCGGGCGCGTGAACGAAATGATGCCGTCTTTGGTCCAGCCGCTCGTGCCGTCGAGCACCGTCAGGTTCGTCCAGTTTGCGCCATCGTGGTACTCGCAAACGAGATTGACAGCATTCTTGTTCGGAGTCGTGAACGTCATCTCTACCCGGTCGAATACTGTATTGCCAGCCGGCATAGGCTGCGTGCAGATATATAAGTGGTTCGTGGTGTCGAATGCTCCGAGCGCGACACCGGACGGATTGGAGTGCGCTAGTGTCTTGTTCGTGTATGCGCCCGCGATGAATGTCTGGATGAATGGCGGGTGCATCAAGACGCGCTGAGTCTTCCATTGGCCCGGTAGGCCGTGAGTTGCGCCGCCCGGCGTGATGCCCCACGCATCAAAATAGACCTTGCGATTTCCTGCCGAACAATTGACAATATCCTTCGCCATACGGATGGTGTGAGTTCCAGCAGGCAGAGCTCTGGCGATGTTCGTAACGATGCTCACGTTGCCGACGGCACTAAAGTTGACAAAGGCGTTTGTCCCATCGTTGTAGAGTGCATTGACAAGGTTCGTGGACCCGTCGATTGTGACATTCCCCCGGCCTCCGGTAGTCAACCCATACCCTGCGAAGTAGAGACTCTCGCCGCCGTCGCAAACGATGGACCATTCCACATACCCATCCGCATCGCCAATGTTGTGCGCAGCGACCCCGGTGATTGGCATCCACGATGATGCAATTCTGCTCCACGACCCATTCCATGTGATGTTTGTGTCGAGCGGGTCCGGCTGATACCAACGAATAGGTTCGATAATGTGACACCCCCATATCCCGTAGTAGTCTTTCCCAGGCGTGGCCGAGCGATACAAGTCCCATTTGACCCAGGTTTCATCCTCCATATTCTGCCAGATAGTCAAATGGTTGGCTTCGTCGGATGAAATGGTGAGAAACTCGCTGGCGCCCAACCGTGATGCATCCAGCGCGGAGATCCACGTCGAGATATTCGTCCCAGCCCTGTACGGCCAGTAATTTGCGCGGTAGAGTCCAAGCTCGCGCTGTGCTGTGGGCAGAGAGGTTGTCGCCACCCACGGTGCAGTAAGACCCAGCAAAGCCCTGGCCGTGGCTTTGTCGGTTTCATTCGTGACATCAGTGCGCACGAACACGTTGCTCTTGATTATCTGCGCGTGGGCAGTCAGTCCGCACAGCGCAGCGAGAAAGATTAGGCGTGTGGTGTAGTGCATAGGGCGATAACTGTTAGGTTGTCTGCGTTGTATTTGACAGAGTATATTCTAAAAGTTTTTGAGTCGTAAGTAATCTTCTGGCCAGGCGTGGGCGTGGTAGCTGGTCGGAAGGCAAATGCCATAGTCAGGTCCTCCTCCTTGCCGCCGACCGTGACTGTGTTGCCGGCCTCGATGTGTGCCGGTACGCACGCATAGGTAGCACTTGAGTATGTGAGTGTTTCACCCACCGCTGCGAGTAGTACGGTTGCGCCTTCATCGGCTGTAGCAGCAAGGCCCATGTTACACCATCTGTTCCCACGCGGTTCCGTTCCAAAAGTAGAAGCCCCTGAAGGCTGTGTCGTAATAGATGCAGAACGCACTTGTGCCGGAAGCCACTCCTGGGTCGGCGGTCGGTGCGGCCGTGACAATTGTCACGCTCGCAGCGTCTCCACCGGATCCACCGGACGGCGCCGAGCTATATGACATGCTCAGTGTCTCGCCTGTTTCGGCGGCGCTGATCGCTTTACCAACCATAAGCCCGGTGCTGTTAGTTTGGGCTAGTCCTCCAGCCGCTACGCCCACGTTGTCTCCAAACTCGATTCGGCAGCACACGATTGACAGAATAATCGTGCCGTCGAACGTGCTGGTTGGCGTGATGGTCAACGCGCCGGTAGTGCTCGCAACAAGGATGGCAGATCCCGATCGGTCTAGAGTTGGGTATGTGTGCCCGCCGAAGGTAACGGTGAACGTGCCAGCCGTCCGGCCTGTGACAGTCCAACTTACCTTGTACTTGCGGCCTGCGACTGCTGCGGTTGGCGACGCTAGCGCGCTAACATTGCCGGTAGTGTGTTTCCAACCTGCAACCCAGCCCCCTGTCCAGTTCGTCGAGGTCCACCCGCTCGCGCTAAGAAACTCGATTGAGTCAGTGGCAGTCACCCCGGCAGGATCGCCTGAGACTGGATGAATCGTCACGATTTCACCTGTGCCTGCGCTGTTCGCGCTAACGCCGATGGGAGTTTCACCAGCGCCGCAAAGTGCGCATTGTGTTGCAGCGGTGCCGGCCTTGACAAAACGGTTGGCTGTGACTGCCGACTCTGCGATTCGTGTGATAGTCATTGCGCGCCTTTCTTAATGCTATTAGTCAGCCCGTGAGTCAGCGTTGCTGTCGAATACTGCGCCAGCGCCAGCGGGCACAGCATGAGAAGCAGTGTCGAGAGTAAGAGCCTTTTCATTTTGTGTCCGCCTTGCTCACGCGCTGGGAGAGGAACATAACCCAGCGCGTGAGCTGGGGCTGGTTGGTTAGTTACTTGACCTTGCGTTTCTGCTCTTCGGAAGTCTGCTCCGGCTTCGCAACACGAAGCTTCTTGAACTCGGAGGCGAACAGGACTTCGACCCACTTGCCAGTCGAGTGTGCCGCGCGCGCCTCCGCGAACTCGCGCCGTTGCTCGGCATAGGGAACATCAACTCCATGAATGATGGTGGTCTTTCCTGTGGAGTCGATTCCCAGCGTGATTGCTCGTCTCATAGTGTTACGATCTCACAAGGATTTTCAGTTTGTTGGTGTCACCGGCTGCGGCACCGAAGACAACATCGTAGGATGCCCAGGTGGTACGCGACGCATTCGAGAACCACGAGCACGCAAGCACGGTAAGTCCGAGTCCTTCGACTGTGGCAGTTTCCGTGACAATGCTAGAACCACTGCCGAACGAGACCGGAAGACCGCTAGCAACTGCGATCGCATCAGGATCACAGACAACGCCAACGGTATTGGACGCGGCGCCGGTCCAGTCGTTCTGCGCTACAACCATGTCGAAGCCGTAGGGCTTCAGGCCTTCGCGTCCAGGAATGTCACCGCTCGTAAGCCCGAAGTAGTTCACGTCCTTCGGCAGCAGGTATGCGAGATGTCCCCAATCGAGCACCAGGTTTTTTCTCGGCCAGTTTTTGGCCAGCGCGAGAATCGCCGGAAGATCGTCGCGGTCGAAGCTGGCAGCCGCGCCGATAGCAGTGCCAGCGCCGTAGGTAGCAGTCGCAAGCAAGGTGGTCCAGATGCTCGAAATCTTCTTCGCGAGATTGATTGTCGCACCCTCGGCGAGAGTGGCCATTCTGAATCCCTGATTCTGCGCGGCATTGTCCAGGTGGAAGCTCGCAGTGTACTGGTTCATAGTCACGCTGATTGGGTCAAGTTTGCTATCGCCAGACTCGAAGTTCGTCGCGTTAGTCTGAACCGTCGGACCGCTCGTATGCTTCGCGACAACCACGGTTGCCCTAGGGCGAATGCGATCCAGGCCGAAATCGCGAGAGAAAGCAGCCAGCGGGGCGAGTTGCACTTGAGCCGTCTGAACAAACTGCTCGGCCAGGAATGCCGGGACCAGAGTAGAACTCAGAGTGTTCACGTTCATCGGGTCATACCCTCGAAGCCGATGGAGTTCCGGCAGGTGGTTGCGAAGAAACTCGTAACGTTCGCGCGTTCCTTTAGGTTTCTTCTCCAAGTCGTTGAGAAGAGGATTTCCGATGTTCACAACGCCGCTCGGCTGTGGAGTCTGATTCTCTACCACCGGGAACGCCTTGAGGTTTTCGAGGAGTCCCTCGTTCTTCAGCACGTCCGGCAGCCACTTGGCAACGTCGATGCTGGGTCGCGTCGCGGCAATGTTGTGGAGCTGGTTCGTGATCCTGATTTTCCGCTCGGACTCAAGCGCCGTCCGCAGGCGCTCAAGTTCCGCGTTGTGATCAATCACGTTCACGGGTCTGATGTCCGGCTGAGGGTTAGGCCCCGCCGTGTTTGTTGGGTTATCCATAGGTTTCGGCTGGTTTGTGTTTTTCTTTTCCGTCTTGGCGGGGCTTAGTCCGCCGCCCGCTCCAGGCACACACTTGAAGCGGGAAAGGTTGAAGTTGTTAGGTTGCGCCGTGCTGTCTGTGACTTCATCCGCAAGCCCGATCTCGTGTGCTTCGATGCCATCCATCCAGGTTGTGGCACGCATGAGGTCACGCATCTTCTCTTTCGACTTGCCAGTCTTGTCAGCGTACATTTGCGCAACCCGGTCACTCTCATTGTCAAGTAACTCGGCCTGCTCGCGCATAGTCTCAGAGTCGCCGATTACGAAGCCTTGTGCGTCGTGAATCATCATGCGCGCGGTCTTCGGCATGACCACCTTGTTAGCCGCGCACGCAATCCAGCTTGCGGTGCTAGCCGCAAGCCCATCGACGTACGCCGTAACATCGGGCTTGCGCGATGCTATCGTGTTGTAAATCGCAAGCCCGTCGAACACGTAGCCGCCGGGAGAGTGTATGTGCAGGTCGATAGGGCCTTGTGGAATCGCGTCCCACGCTTCGAGAAACTCCTTTGGATCATTGCCGCTGCCATCCCAGTCCCGGCCAATCATTCCGTAAAGGAGGACTTTCGTGCTCTTTGCGCTGTTCGTGATTTCCCAAAACGGTTTCACTTCTTTTCCTCCTCTTCAGTGTCAGGCTTCTCCTCCTCTTCACTCGGAGCTTGCGCGGCCTGTTGCTTTCCGTTGATGTTCGCAATGTCACTAGGGTCGACACCGTACTCTGCCGCGAGCTCTTTGATGTAAGCAGCCTGCTCTGCTTTCCTGCGCAGCACAGTTCTCCAATCGAGTCCCCTTGGCGAAAGGATAGTCTCCAGGTCGTCCGTTCCGGCCTGGAGACTTTGGAGGTTAGCCGACATAGTATAACCTATGTCAACGTTTACTCCTCTTGGCGGGAGTACATTCGCCGCCCAGTATTCGGTTGGCGCTCCGGATAGTTCCGGTGTGTTCCGAGCGACGGACATAACATAGCCGTAGATGTCACGACACGCATCGGCAATTACGCTTGAACGCTGGGCGAAGAAAGATGCAGCTAGGTCGAGGCTGCCACGGTACACAGTCCCTTGCATACTGTCTGGGTCTACCATCACGTAGGGAATACCTACCCCAATGCAGATCGCTTTCGTGATGAGTTGCCAATGTTGGCGCTGTTGCTCTGTGGGTCGAGTGGCAATGAATTGCTTGATGTCTTCACCATTTCCAAGCGCGATAGCCATTGCGCCAGTAGCATCCTCGATCAAGTCCGTGGTTGTCTCAGTTGTCGCTGCGCCGCCCGCTGTGCTGTTGCTGCGAGTGACCTGTGACCTGCGGAATCGGAGCGGGTCGAATGTTCCGGTTGCATTCGTCTTCAGCACACCGAGAGTCCCGGCCAGCTTTGCAACCTGCATCTCAAGCTTCCATAAATCATCAAGATCATGGAGAGCGTTGAGAACAGGAGATAGGAACGAAGTCCCGCGATACTGTCCTGGACGCTGTGGCTCGAATAGGTGCCACACTCGTTCCGCTGGTACCACCTCGATGAGCTTGAGTCTGCCTGCGTCCTCCTCCGCGTGTACAGCGTATCCAGTCGGCCTACCATTCGAGTCAACGAATATCCCATCAATCCACTGCTTGTTTTTCTCCTGTCCGTCTGGCGTGCGGATCAGATGCCCCTCGATGATCTGCACCCTCGGCCCGACCCGGCCCATCGACTTCAACACGAATGTTTCGCCGTCGATGAACCATGTCCGCGCCATCAGGCCTTGCAGTGTGCCGAAGCTTTGCCTGCTCGTGGCATCCGGGAACTTGCACCATGTCTGCCACCAGTCACTGGCCCGCTGGTTCCATTCGTCATCATCCGTTGAAGGCTGAACCACTAAGCCAGTGCCTACCGTGCCAGACTCGAAAATGTCAGCTAGCTTGTTGACGAGCCACGAGTTGCGCTCGTAATACCTAGCCTTCTGGGCGAGTGTCTGCCTTGACGCTGTTGAAATATCGAATCGCGCTGAAGTGTAGGTGGACTGAATCCTACTCCTGCGCGTCGAATACTGCGCAGCCTCGTACACGTTGCCAACGAGTAACCTGGCCAGCCAATGGCGGAGCGCGTTTACCATTGGTTCATCCCCGCGAATTCAACCGAATGCTGATAAACGTCCGGCAACCGGCCTGTCATTTCGGCAGCAATCTCGGCGTTGGTAGCCTCGTCGTCGTCGAGGTAGGTTATGCAAGTGTCGCACAACTCCAGAAGCCGTTGCCACATTTGGACGGCATCTTGTTGTGACATGCCAGCGGAAGCTGGATCAAAGAAGGAAGTGCTAACGCCGTTCATGCTGACGCTAGCAACTGACCGACCAGAGGATACGTCGCCGAAAGTAGAAGCAACCTTAGCAGCTAACCAAGTGCGCAACGCCCCAGCGCTGGCTTGCGACACCGCGTAGGTGACTGCCGCCCGGTAGGTTGATGCTGCTATTTGCGCCACGCGAATAAGGTACGCGTGGGCAACTAAACTAGTCTAGTGGTAGTTGTGGCAGTTGCGGCAGTTGCGGCAGTTACGGCAAGTCATCAATCAATCCCATAGCCCGTAGTGCTTCTATGACCTTCCCCTTGCGATACCGAACGAAGCGCAGGTTGAAGACTCGCCGCGCAGGCTTCAGCCCCCATCGCGTTTCATTGCGACGCACCTGGTCGACACTCACGTCGAGCAGTCGTGCAATGTCCTTGCGCGATAGGTTGTCACTCATGAATCCCCTGGCATTGTTGGCAGTAGACCGCACCACATTGCGAAGGCTAGCTGCATAACCTCGCAATCGAGCAGGTGGTTGGGCCACCGCTGGCTGCGCTTCGTCCACGTCCGAGTTGTCTTGCCTGTCTTTTTGCTCGGCTGTTGGTCCAGATATTCCGCGTCGAGGTGTTGCCAGTATTGCTCCGTGGCCACGTCCTTGGCTACAGCCCAGGTAACCCCGAGGTCCTTCGATTGCTCTGGATCGCGTAGCACCGACAACAGGTCCTTGAACCAGTCAGACGCAAACTCGAAAAGGACCATCTCCGCCTTGCCGCCGTCTGACGTGCCCGCAAAGGGATCGATGTAGCGCGTGAAGTACGGGGCTTGCGATTCGCTGCCGGCCTGCTTCCAGGTCTTGCGGCTAGGCATACCCTTGGCTGGGCACCAGCCCGTGCCGAAATGTTTGCCGCGCTCCTCAAGAAAGACGAACTCGGAGTATGCCGCGCACCGGCGATACACCTCCGCGTCTGACCTAGCACCCCACCCGGAGTCAACCATCACAGCAGCGTCAGGCACACCCTCGGCGGTCTTGATGCTGTGCAGGTCCTCCCATGTCTCCGCGTGCCCAGCACGGATCGCGGTCGTCACAGTGCCGGCCTCCGTGCGTTCCCATGTTCGCACCACGTACCAGAAATGCGGGCTGCCATGCTGGCAGTCCACAGTCATGATCTTACTTGCCTCAGCCTTCGCCTCGGGCTTCGAGACTACAACCTCGACCCTCTGAGTCCGCATGTCCTGCCGCATGAATGGCTCTGATAGCGCGCCGTTGACGAAGCCGCGCAACCCAAGGAATGACTTCTTCGCACGGAGGAACGCGACAGCCAGCGCACCGAAGCTAGTCTGTGTCCCCACAGCGTAGAGGCTTGGAAGGTGGTAGGAACGAAAGCCGCGTGTCGTGGTAGCCGTCGCCGTGGCCACCCATCGGCCCTCGCGGATCATGCGGGTCTTCGCGCTGTCAGGTATGTCTCCTCCGCAATGCGGACAGACTGCATGCGCGCTCCGCGCCACTCGGTCCAGATCCCATGAGCCGTCGGCGCGTTTGGCTGTCGAGTCCCATGCCACCCAGGCTTCGCAACCGAGACGCGGCATGACGCAGAACTGCTCGGACCAAGCGAATACAACCGGCTTTCGACAGAGCGGGCATGGGACTTGATAGCGCCTCTGGTCGCCTTTCAGAAACTCTTGCCAGATGAGTCCGTCTTCCTCCGTCGGCGTGCTAGCCTTCACCCTCAATGGATTCGTGAATGACTTCGTGCGTTGCTCTGCGAGATTCACAGCGTCGGCCTCGTTGCGGACTTCCTTTGGAAACTTGTCAACCTCGTCCATGATCGCAACCCTTGCCGGCCTAGAAGCAAGGTTCGCCGGCGAGTTTGATCCAACGAAGTTCACCACGCTAGCACCGAATTCTTGTTGCAGTATCGTCAGCCCTGTGCGCTTTGCTCCGCCGGTGGGAAGTAGCTCGGCCAGGGTAGGGGACACTTTCACAATCGGAAGCCAGCGGGTCGTGCTAAAACTCCGAGCAAGCTGTTGCGTGGGGTGTACCCATAGCAACCCGGATGGGCTATTAGCCAACACCCAAGCCACACCCCCGATGATCGCAGTTGACTTGCCTGTTTGAGAACCAAAGCACAGCACAAGGTCTGTAACCCCCGGCGCATTCCACGCGTCCAGCGGTTCCCGCATGTAGTCTCTACCGAGCCAGGACAGAGGCCCAGGTGACTCAGATTTTCCTGGTGGAAGCGAAAGCGCGGACTCACACCACGCGGACACAGGCTGCTTGCTCTGCGCTGCGAACAACTCGCGTGAGTATGGCTTGAGGTTCATTTACTTTTCCAGCGAACTCGGCGGGACGCTCTGGTTCGCAATCGAAGCGTCACTTGCGCCGGGTTTCTGAGTTCCAACGTTGTGCACTAGCTCATAGTCCCATGTCAGCAGCCCCTGGTATTTCCACGTGGACCGGCAGCCTTTGGTTTCTGCTTGCAAATACACGCTGTCGCGCTTGGCCTGTGTCAGTCGGTAGATTCCGCCTTTCTTCTTGTGACGCCACACCGTGCCTAACAGTCCGTTCGTTTCTTCTTCTTTCATAGTTCAGTTTCTACGGTTTTGGGTTTCGTGGTTTGCCGCCGTCTTCCTCGATCCGCGCTTGCTCAGATCGCAACGCCCATGCTAGTTCCAAGCGCGCTTTTGCAATGTTGTTGTACACCGCATGACGGCCCGGAGTAGTTGCGGCAACCGCGAGTTGCTCCAGCCGCTCGATCTCACCCTGAATCTCCTCTGCCAGCGTTTTGGCTGGCGTGATCTGATCGTCCGTAACTCTTCCGGTTCCGCCACACAGATCGCAAGTGTAACGTGTCATGGTGTCTTGGGCTGTGTCGTCTGAAGGCTGGTCAAGTTCAACTCCACGCACCCAGCCATGCCCTCCGCACTTGGTGCAGGTGCCAAGAGTTTTGCCTTCCAGTGTCATCCCGAACGCATCGCTCAGAGCCTTGTCTGACCACTCATCGAGTAACCGCTCAAACTCCGCGTCGTCTTGAGTGGTCAGTGTACCACGCAGCAGATTCACCCGCAGACATGCGATGATCTCTCCAGCTAGATCGTTACCGCGTGCACAGTTCATACTTCCCTCAACTTTCTCATGTTGTCTTCGCTCCACTGCTCAAGTTGCATCCGCGCAAGCTCCGGGTCGGCAGGATTCACCCTAGCCGCAAGCGCCATCGGTGCCGTGGTCAGAATGTCCCGCATTGGACCGAGGTATTGCCGGATGACATTGCGAGCCTCCTCCATTGTCACAAGATCACCTTCAGTCTTGCGGCGCTCAAGTTCAAGCAGGTCAGCGCGCGCACGAGTCTCCCGGATTCGCTGCGCGTGCAAGTCGCCGACCAAAGCCGTGTGGAGTACATAGATTGAGTATCGCTTACCTTCGGTGTGTGTGATCTCAGCAGCACGCAAGCGTCGCCGGATAGTCTCCGGTGTGCTGTGGAATTCCTTCGCGGCTTCGGATATTGACAAGTCGTGATCCGTCCAGGACTTGTTATGCCGGGTTGGTCTTTTGGCGCGCCTTGGTTTGCGTTTGCTAGCGGTCGTCATTCTTTGCGTTCTGCCGCAGGCGTCTTTTCTGCGTTCGGTTTAAGAGCTCTCTGCGCAATCAATCTCGACTGGAATGCCTGAGCCTCGACACCAAGTCCAGCAACCTGACACAGATTAATAATTTCTGTCAGTGCGCTTTCGAGTCTTTCGATCCGTTCCAGTTGTCTAAGGAGTTGGTCAACCGCTGCATTGGTGTTCATTAGTCAAAGTTCCAAAACATGAGTCACGGACGAAGAACGGTCCTCCTCGCACCCCGTTTTCCTGATTTTCATAAGAATTTCTTTTAATTCTCACAGCCTAAGTTTCATTTGACCATCCGTTATCTTCGCGTGCTTCTTTCTGTTTCTAAACGCCTCAAGCGGTTGCATGTTTGTATAGTGAAAGCATATCGCCTGTTGCTCTGGATTGCTAAGGTCGAACGATGAACACGGTATGATATGGTCTATGTGCCAATGACTGCCCATGTTATTCCACGCCATACCACGCTTGAACTGTGCCTGCATGTGCTGTCTGAATTGCTCAAGCGTACAGCCCAGCATGGTTAGTGTTGGCTTGGATTTCTTCACACCTTTAAGCACAGACCGCACTCTACACCTAAGCAGCTTGGAGATGTAGTAATTGCTCTTGTCGCGCCTGTGCTTGGCATCCATTGCGCGTCTGTATTCCCTATTCGTAGTTCGGTTGCGCACCCACAACCCGCCCCAGTGCTTTGTCTCGTCGTATTGCGACATGGCTTTCCATTCACCTTTCCAAGCGTCGTATTGCCACGCTGCAACCGTCTTTCCGGCAAACTTTTCCTTTACGAATTGCCTCCCCTTAATCACACCGCATGTTGCCCTGATTCGCCGAAGGATTTTGACGTGATTTGTCCCGAGTTGGCCTGTTGGCGCGGCTCCCGCCGCGCATTTTGGTCGCTCGATTGTTTACACGCGAGTTTACACGCCCCAACGTCTACAATTTCACTGTTGTTAACTATGTCTGAGTCTGAGTCTGAGTGTGTTAACG